TCTGCATCGGGAGGTATCACCGTATCCATCTGCGGCAGGTAAACAACATGAGAATAGACGTACTCTGCACCATCCATACCCCTGACTTTATTGCCATAACTGTTCATCTCAGCCCTGCAGCTCAGAGTATACACGGCGTCACTGCCGGTTACGGCAGAGTATTCTCCGGTACTTTCGTCCTGAACAGGGTCAGGGTGAACTGTTATGACAATATTATCAGGATACTGCGTCATTGTGTCACCACCTTTGCACAAATCTTGCTTTTGGACGCATAGCTTCCAAGGGGTTCGCCACCTCATATCGCTTATAGATGTTATTGGCGATCTGAATCAGCGTCTGCTTGTCTGCCGAAGAGATAGAGTAACCTCCCTCTGACACGCCCGCCGGCGACGTCGTTATCGTTATCAAAACGTCGGCATATGCCAACTCAAACGCTTGTGATGTCGCGGAAAACTCGTCAGTGGTAGTAAGGCCTCTTGTAGTCAGAGCCAACTCAACAGAGTTGTCTGATACAGGATACCCTACCTTCGCTTTTATGGCCTCAAGGTTTGTCATGCTATGAGAACTAAAGAGCCGCCGTTAGACGGCTCCCTGTTATGCCCATGTGGAGGTCGAGCCGGTATAAAGATTAAACACCCGGTCAACACTCGGCCATGACGGGAATGCATTGCATTCGCCCTTGGTCAGAACTGATACGGGGTTGAAATCTCTCTTCATACTGACAAGGACGTTGCCGGTCTTTGCCTGAATCACGTCGAGAGGCTTCTCGATCTCTTCAGCAATCGGGCCATTATACATGGCTCCCTGAATTATCGAGGGCACAAACACGACATGAGTCGATGACCACGGGTTCGTTTCCGTCAGGCTCGCGTCCTTATCCTCAATAGCGACCGAGGTCTCAATGAGAGTAATGGTCGGGAGGCGCAAAGCGGTCAGAACCCTGTTCACGGTACCGATGTCCATGAACCCGAGGAGCTGAGATTCACCGATCAGCAGCGACTTGCATGCCGTCTGAAACTCGGTTGAACCTGTCATCAGGTCAAATGCATCGGGATGCATCAGGATACGCTCAAAATAGATGCCCTTGGCACGAGCAGAGGCCTGAACAGCCTTAAAGTCGGCTATCGGGGTCATGGAAGCAGCATTACCTGTACTCCACACGGCGCCGGTGGCAACGGCCTTATTGGCGGTCGGGAGACCAAAGTCAATGACAGTCTCATTCACGATACCCATGGGGTTGTTCGTGGTGGAGAGCTGTATCTTGCCTGTCGAAAGGGCGGTCAGGGCGAGCCATTCCATCCTCGCATTGCAAGAGTCGATAACGAAATCGACATCATTGAAATAGTCCTCAATGACAGCATTCTGACCCTGAAGAACCTTTGTGATCTCATGCTCGAGAATTTCCTTTTCGGTCTTCCTGCGAGACTGAGCGATCTTCGGTATGTCAAAATACTTGGTAGTCATCGACTTACGGCTTGCCTCGGGAGCTCTTGAGTCGTAAGATATGATGTGAGCGGCAACCCTTGAGCCGACATCGCCGACCAAAGTTTTACCATCAAGAGTGTTCACGTTCCTTATAGGAAAGAACGTCGGCCAATACAGTGCGTCGTATTGCCTTGCGTTAAGGTACGCAACTAATCCCTGCTGCGAAAGTCCTTCAATTATCGGTGTTTTCATGTTTCATCAATTAGTCAAAGAACGTGATCAGGGATGTTCCGGTAGCCGACCGCAGAGCAGTCTTGAAGAGAGTGGGCATCGGGTAGGTAAGAGCATCTTCCCTCACTGCACCCATGGTAACAACTGATACCTCAGCGTTGCCCTCTTTGATCCGAGAGACGCTTTTGATAAGCCCATTGGGGGTGTATTTCAGGACAGCACTTGTGCCCGTTGCTGAACCCTCGAAATACTTTGTTCCTGCCGCATAGGTCAGGTTAGTATTCAGGGTCACGGTGTCATAGTCATCAGAAGAATCACGGTCAATAGCGGTAATCATACCACCGGTCGTTCCGTCGTTGAGGATATCGCCGACGAGAAAGTGATTGTTCTTGCTGATGCGGGGAGCTGCGGTCAAGCCGCCGTCTATCGCCAAGGCCGTCTTGCAGACCTCAGCGGTGCGGGCAGCATAGTCCACATATACAGGGGTTCCCGGCTCAATGAACTCTTTGCCCTCACGCTCGTTGTCGAGCCGGGCAACGTTCAGAGCGACCCCGCCGGGAATTTCGTCAATGATCGAGTCAAAGACGACAACTCTGCCGGCCATGGAATCTGATGTTATCTGCATCGTTAAGAATTATTAGGTTAAACTTGCTTTCCTTGAACCCCGGCCTGTTTCCCGGTGTTCTTTTTTTCGGCAATCATTTTGCCAAGCGCCTCACCCTGCTTGTCTACCTGTACGGATGACGGGGGAACGCTGATAACGACCCCCTTCTCTGCCTTGGTCTGAACGATGGACTGATAATCCTCATGCATCCCTGTAACGAGTTGGTCGATTTGATCTTCTGAGCCTATGGCTATGTTTTTCGTAAGCAGCGGAATAAAGTCCTCGTCAACCCCCTTCTCTTTGAGTTTGGCCTTGACCAACCCCATGAGCTTCTCTTGGGTTTTGCTGTTCTCATATTCCTGCAGCTTTGTTTTCGCCTCAGTTAAGTCGGCTTCGACTTTCGCCTGATAGTCACGAAACCATTGGGGCGGCTCATCCCCTCCCGTTGGCTCAGGCTTCGGCTGAGGCTTCGGGTCTTCTTTTTTTATTGGCTTGCCGTCTTCACCTAAGCCATGCTTCTGACGGAAATTGCGCACCGCGGTCTGCGATGCTTCATTCGCCCTGCTATCGGCATAGGAGTCGAGCAAGCCCTGAAGAGTCACCCCCTCAACTGCGGTGGCAACTGCATCCTCTGTCGTGACAGTCTCGCTTAATTTCTCTGCGACCCTGTTTAGTATCGCATCCTGAACCCCATCAAACTTGGTTTTCAGCCCTGCAAAGATTTTTTCTTTCATCTGATTACGATTGTTTCAAAGTTATACTATTTTTTATTAATAATTGTTTCCTCAAATACAAGTTTATTTTTCTGCCCTCTCAAGACTCTTTTCGCCCATGATATTCAATATCGCAGTAGCGTTGTCATCTATCCAATAGGGCAGTGTTTTATAGCCCAAAAACCGGCGCACGTTGTCTTTAACGAACTCTTTAAAATTCTTCGGCAGCTCCCGTATCTGTCTGCCCTTTATCGTCTTCGTCTCACCCCTCAGCCATGCCCGGAGGTCTTTCTCGTCAGCCAATACCGGCGTCACATGGCACAAGCACTGCGGGTGCCAGCCGGTGAACTTAAAGGTCTTAGGGTATGTTCCTGCGCAGACCTCGCATATCTCAGGGTAATCATAATCGGGGTGCTGAGCTGACAGGCTGATCTTTATTCCTATCACAAAGTCGAGCTTCTGCCACCGCATGTGATCTGCCAACATATAAGCCCGGTTCATCTCCGTACGCGTCAGCCTCAGGGCGTTTTTGTATGCCGACTTATACACCCCCTGCCCGGGATGAAAGGCCTTCATGGCCCGGCTCTGTATCAGTTTGCCGTTCTTATCTCGCACACGCCTGAATAGGGCGTCGGGAGTAACGAGATATCGCTTCATGCGCCGGGCTATCGTCGCGGCAGAGTCGCCGTTAGCAATACCCAAGGCTAACTGGGTCTCCATCTCCTGCCTGAGCTGATCTGACACCTGCCATACGTTATCTGACAGGTCGCCATGACCCCTGCGGAGCCACGCCTCGAGAGCATCGAGATTATGGTTAAAAAACCCCGGGTGCTTCTGCAGGGTCTGCAGATACGCCGACAAAATGGCATCATCCTTCTTGTTGGCGATCTCCCATGCCCGCCTGACCTCTGCCTCTGTCAACTGCAGGGCGCCTAACTGAAAACGGGCGATAGCCGGCTTGACCTTTCGCTTTAGGGAGACAGGCAGCTTATACTCACGGGTGAGCTTACTCGTCGGCTGACGAGACAGGGCTGCTATCTCCTCGGCAGTGGCGCCGATAAGCTTTTTATACTTGTCAGCGACCGACTTTTGTATGCCGATGAACCGAACCCGGAATTTTAAGGATTCTTCATCTGCCATTCAATGGTCTTTACTATACCCTCACCGATAGTAACCTGCGGGCTCCATCCCAACAGGTTATATGCACGGCGTATGTCAAGGCACCGGCGGGTGACGCGGTCAATAGCCCTTTCAGGGGCCCACACGGAACGGACGTGACAACCCAACGCTTCACCAACCCAACGCACAAGGGAATTAACGGACGTCTCCCTCCCGGTGCCAATATTTATTTCTGTATTTCTTGCCTCATTCAGTACGGCTGCAACCACCGCCCGAGCAGTGTCCTCCACATACACATAGTCACGGGTCGACTCACCGCTGCCATACCTCTTAAATTCGCCGCCCTCAAGACCGGCAACTATGATCTTGGCCATAACCCCGCAGTAAGGATTGCTTACCCTCTGATTAGGGCCATAGTTGTTCGTAAGCCTCAGGGTCGTATAATTACCCCTCTTTTTCAGGTACAGCTCCGCAATGCGCTTTGAGGTGTCATACGCATTGTAGGTATTGGTCATGGTCGTCTCGGGAGTCGGTATGTCTTCGGCGTTACCATAGACTGAACTCGTGCTCAGGTACACAATCTTACCCGGGAACCGGTTGAACAACTCAATGGTGTCTTCGGCGTTATTCTTGAACGTCTCAACCGGGTGCTTCATGCCGTAGATGATGTTGGAGGTAGCGCAATGAACCAATATCGAATTGCGATCGAATGACGTAAACTGCTGAAAACGAATACGATGACAATTCAGTCCCTCAGGAAGGTTGCGAATATCACCAAACGACAGGTCGTCGATACCCAACACATCAAGCCCATTCTCCCGAAGGGCCCGGCAGATATTACTACCAACAAACCCTGCTGCACCTGTAACTATTATCATAACAAAGCTTTTAATTTGTTTTCAAGTCGAGATGAATAAGGAGTCCTGTACGCAGACCCACTAATAAGCAGCACAATATCTATCGTTTTTGTTTGCGTATGCACAACGGTATCAGTATAATAGCCATCAATAGAGGAGTCGCGAAAGTGATGCAATATTAAAAACGCATCGGCATTAGAGGGGAGGCCGAGCAATTCACTCCGTTCCTCATCCTCTTCATCAATCATATAGACAGGCACATCTATCATCTCTTCATGTTTTTAATTCCGTTGAGATACTGATCAAAGGTAACCTGACTTTTGGTTCTTACCTCAAAGACCAACTGATTTTTCCACGCTCTCAGCAGGGGTGACGTACCGATATCGCCGTTCTCGTAGTCAGTATGCTTGACGAGATAGTCAGCGAGGATGCACCACCGCCGCCCGTGCTGCTCAATCAAGGGATTCAGCATGCCTTCTATCCACCCATAGATCGGGGCCTCTTTAGGGTAAGGTACCGCACCTATCTGATCAAGAAAATCACCCCTGATCCCTATCAGGGCCCAATTAAGGGTGCCGTTAGGCAGAAGATATATGCGATGCCCGGCAACAATCTTCTCTCTGTACGGGAATTGCTGAATAATCGGCGTATGATCTGTCATCATAAGAGAACACAGAGCATAGTTGCCCTCCCGCATGACTTCGCCCATAGCCTTGACCCATCTTTTTCTCATGGGATGCTCGTCAGGGTCAGTGCCTATCAGTATATCGTCGGGGCCGGGCCTGAGGTATTTATACACCTGAGTCCAATTCTGACTCACTCCGATGTTCTTCATTTTGATATAGTCTGAGCCGTACTCGTCGGCCAAGGCTTTCAGTCGTTCGGAGTTACGCACCTTAACGCCCACAATGTCGTCAGGTATCTCGTCACCTCTCTCGAGAGGGAACCCGAGGTCTACGATCAAATGTTTGAACGTATCGCGCTCGTTGAGGTCATAAAGCAGTTTGGTTGTCTTGGCAATCTCTTCCACGAGATTATATCCAAGGGTGAAGCAGTAATTCATGGTTTAAATATACCTTTTGTGTTGTAATCTACAAAGGTTTGATTCAGGGTCGCACATATCGGCTGCCCTGAGCAGGGCCACATCTCAGCATTGAACCGATCCTGCTGATTGAGAGATGAGATAGGCCTCAGGCGTCTTATGTATTCTGAGTTGAACCAAAAGAAATTCCCGGAATAATGCAGCGGAAAACCTTTGTTTACCATCTTCACCCCACAGGTGTCATACCCGCGCTTGAGGTGACAGAGAGCATCATCCCATCTGACTATATTGTAATAGTTCATGTAGTCGCGCCAATACTTGCCGCCCTCATGGCCCGGCCAACTCACTCCCTTAGTATGGATATAGAACCCGTAAAAGTCCTTCAGGTCTGCAGTCTTCTTTAGCTCTTTCAGTGTGAGGAACTCGTATACTGCATGATCTTCGCTATAAGCCACAATAACGATCTTCTCAAACGGCGCAAAGAATTTTTCAAGGGAGGCCTTGTCCTCTGAGCTGCCGGTCACCCCAACGCGTATCTCTTTGGCTTGATCGAACAAACCCGAGGATCGCATGAGCATGAGCTGCTCTGAGACTATTCGCATGTAGTCGTTTATCATGCACACATGCATGAACCCTATAATAGAGCTTCCCGCTGCTGCCATAACGATCTTTTTACAAGTTTGACACCCAACGCCTCTATCTCATTAGGATAATCCATAGCATGACAACCATTCTTTGCTATATTGATAAACTCAGGATAGATAACAGTCTCTGCGGTGACCTCAACAATATATTCGCCCTGAACCCTGAACCTGAGCTGATACAGAGAGTTATTTACTTTGTAATCCTTATCAAAGTGAATAACAACATGGTCGCTCTGCGGCTGCCCGAGCATAACCATATCGTAATCCCGGGAGGTCATGTTCATAAACATATTCAACCCAACCCCGGGGGCAATAATGAACGTAATGAACGGGCGAGACATGGTGCCACTGTCATCTCTCCATATTGTGCGCGGCTCCTTCCATGAGGCGCCCTCGAGATGCATGACATACCTATCTATCGGAAAGTATTCCACCCTCAGGCCCCGGCGCTGTGCCTCTCTCATATTATAAACAAGCGGAGCCCCGTGCTCAATAAACGGGGGCAGGGTCAGATACGTCGACCGGTCAATTATTGAGCATGATGGATGAATGTATTTAAGGGTATCACTGCCGCCCTTAGGCGGGCCACACGCGTCATCTTCATCGGATACCAACATCAATGACCCTAAGCCATAAATAGGCATGCCGGTCACCTTACCTTTGTTCATAATCTCGACCATCTGCTCAATCCAACCTCCACGCCTAACGATAACATCTGAGTCCAAGAGCAACACATATCTTGTGGAGACGTGATCCATGATTGCCTCATGCAGCATGTCGCCGTGACCATTACGCCCCCCACGCTCCCATATCTTGATGTTGGGGTATTTAAACGCCTGAACCCTGAGGTATGGCAGCGTTTCGTCGGTCGAACCGCCATCGACGATCACGATAGGGAGATCGGGATAAAACCTCAGTAACGACTCGATGGTCAGCCGGGTGACATCATGGGTATCCCTCTCGCAGATCACTGCGGTGACGCTCATCTTATCAAGCCAATAGATGCGATGAACAAACCCATAATCCCATGTAACACGGATCATGTCAATCACCTTCATAACAGGTCTTTTATCAGCTCAGCCCTTTTTTCGTTGACCTTACTGAGTAGTAATTCATCGGAGATATACTCCCACGCTACCTTGGCAGCCTTACGGGTGTCAAAGGTGCCCTCGACAACAGCCTGTATCCCGGCCAAATAAGACTTATCGTCTTCGTACAGTATCACCCCGGGCTTCTTCCACTCTTCCCAATTCGGGGCGAGCACGGCGGCACCGGCATACGCGGCCTCAATGTAAGCTATATTGCTTTTGCCCCTATTAAAGGGAGAGTCATTCAGCGGCACATGCAGCAGGGCCGGGCCCATACGCACAAGGTTGTTGTGATAGAGAATAATGTCCATCTCCTTGAGGTGGTACATGTTGTCTCTCTCTGACAGGTACCATGGGTAAAAACCAAGAAAGGTAAACGTCCAATCCGGGAATAAGCCGGTGGCCTCGTTTATGGCTTTACCCCTATGCATGATGTCATAGATGTGCGAGTCAGAGCCACGCCACAGGATCAGCTTCTGCCTCTCGGGCCATATAACCCTTTTTCTGAATATGAAATCATTGAATGCATTCGGGATCACCCTGATAGGCACCCTTACATAGTCATGATACAGGCGAGCCAACTCTGCCGTGGCCACGCTCACCGCATCAGCCATCTTCAACATCTCCTTGATGTTCTCTCTTACCTGAGGCGTATACACGCCCGAGTATTTGTTCTCTACGGGAACGCCTAACAGGTAATCATCGTAATCAATCCACATGGGCACTCCCATGTTCTTTACGAAATTCATCAAGTTCTTGGCGATGTCCGTATATGGGCGCTCTAAGAATATCAGATCAAACTCAATGATCTTCTGCCAATGTAATTCTATCTCGTTCCACTGCCTGATGGTGATGTCAATGTCGAGATGCTGTCTCAGGTCTGCAGCCACACCGCCGCTTCTGTAGTAGGAGCAGGTGTTCGTGCGGCTATGCACTAACATTAAAAGCTTCATAGGTTATTTGGTTGGTGGTACTTTTTTAAGTTCTTCGTTATCTCCTTTGCCCGTCAGGTCGTCAGTCTCGTCTTTTTCGCCGCGGGTACGTTCAATCTCAATCTCAGGATCGACCACATATGGGTTCTGCTCAATGGCCGTCTCTCTCGACATTATGCCATTACCGACACTCAGGGAGAGGTTCTCCACAAGCTCAGTGTCGTTCATGGGTATATAGGGCGTCATCACCGGCTTCACCTGCAGGGTGTCGGCTATCTTTCGCTTGGAGGTGTCTATCACCATGCCTATAGCAGCCTTGATAATATTCAAACGCCGCTGCAACCCTATACCAAACAGCTCTTCCTTGGTTTTGACTGCCATGTGGGCGTCAAGAAACATCAGCCTGAGAGCTATACCTGAGAAATTACCCAAGCTCCGCATCTCTTCAAACGATATGTTCGGCGTCTGCGACATTGAATAGATGAGAGACTCAAGTTTGTCATTCTCCATCTTGATAGACTGAGGCTCTGAGGCCAATGCTAAGTAATTCGCCTGAGCCCCCTGCTCCAACTGCATCACCTTTCCGGTTTCGCCCTTCTGAGCGTAGCCCAACATCTCACCCATGACAGTAAGGATCGGGGAGCCAAAGTAGTCGTTCGTGTCGGCATGGTTTGACAGATTGGTCTCGAGCCTTGCGATCATAGTCTGCACATCATCCCACTCAGGGGTAGGCTGAGAATAATAAACGGCCATGATCTTGCCCACGGCATTAACGACCGGGTTAGGCGTAGCCTCAGGATCGAGGGCCCATGAGTCTCTCTTGACATACTTATATTCTGCCTCAGCAGTATATACGTCAAAATGCTCAATCTCCTTCTTCTCTTCTTTGATCTTGTACCCCCGGGCAAAGGCTATCATATCGCCCGTATTGTCGAACAACGGGTACAGGCTGTCACCCAAGGCGGGAGACAGTATCTTCATCTTTAAGGTAAATTTACCTTTGATCTTCGGGTCTTTGTTCTCAACAAAATACCACAGCTCCGCGACCTCACACTCACTCATCATGCGACGGGCTACCTCTTTGTTCTTGTAGTCCATCTTATTGTCGTTCTGAATATAGACGATGTGCTCTATCAGCTCTTTCTCAGCGGTGGAGTCATCGCCGGCAACAGCCTCGACCTCAACGGGCTCACTGAGCATAAACCCCACACGACGCTCAACTATCAGCTTCTGCAGCGGAACGCCTATTCTCGCAACCTCAACCGCCTGAGTAATCAGCGACGGGTTGCCATTGGCGTCTGTCTCACCGCTATCCTTCTTGATGATCTTCTTAGGCCTAATAGTCTCTGAGAAAACGTCGTGTTTCGACACCTTGTACTGAGAGGAAACCTCGTCATAGGTGCGGTCTGCGGCAGGCTTGCCGTCTTCGAACAGCTTGATAATCGCCTTGACGTCACCTCCCTTTAATATCTCCATGTAGTCCATTGCAGCTCAAATTTAATTATTTTATAGATACGAACTTATTTCTGCGGCACTTAATCCTTGTTTTAATTTCATCGGGTAAAAAGTATTGGCCAACGCGTCAGCATAGTCAGGGCTTCTGCCGAGCCTTTCCTTGAGTTTGTCCTTAGACTCAATAATTATCTTACCATTGCTCATGATCTCATACCTGATCTCCACAAGCTCTTGGGTCAGGTTGGGCGTCGGTGGTAAGCATGCATTTGTCTCATTGGCAGGATTGAGCCAATCTCTGATACACCAAAACAGGTAGGCCTTCATGTTCGCAAACTCAAACTCTCCTGTAACATCATGCAGCCCGGTGGCGTTCTCTGAGAACTTGCATGAATAAACCTTGCGTTTATACCCCAACTCTATCAGCCGGGAGTATACCCCTGCGCCCTCACCGATTGTGTCTATAAATGCACATACTTTACCCTGACCTTTGACATAGTTGGTTATCAGCCCGGCGATCTTCATATGATCAGCCTCTCCCCGGGACTGATGGGCCTCGAACTCTGTAATGACATTACCAAACCTATGACATAGCACGGATGAGTCGCGCCCCATGCCGGCAACGTCGACCCCGATATTTCTAAACCCTTCGACCCTTCCTCCTTCGGCTTTCCACATGTTCCATCTTTGATGGGCCAATTCAAGCCATAAATAGGGTATCAGAACGTCTTCAGACACCTCAGGGAACATTCCCCTTACTTTGACCCTGAAGAGGTCGTTGGGGCGATAATAACCCCCCTCCCATTCAAAATCGCCCTTACCTTCGTCGACGTCGGTTGCTTTTATGGGCATACACCACGTTTTTACCTTGTCTTGCACCCATACATAGTCGACCTGCCCCGGGAATATTTGTTTCTTCTGTATAACGTTCGGCGCCGTCAGGTCATCTAACCTGAATGCTTTCCACCGGGGCGAGCTCATAGCCCGGGCGGCATAACCAATTCGGTTGTTTGGGTTAAACACGATCAGCAGTTTAGAGTTGGACTGCATGTTCCCCTCTATAGCTGCAAACGTCTCTTCTGAGATACCTGAGGCCTCAGTCACTGCGAACATAGTGTTCACGGCGTGGAACCCTGACCATGCCTCAGTGTTTTTGTCGTCAGCCTTGAACCCTGTTAAGAACCATTCTGCAAACTCTGTACGGATGTCGGCCCCGACCAACCTGCCGGGCAATACTTTTGCCTGATTGAATATTCTGACGATCTCCGGGTACATAATGTTACCAACCTGCCGGCCTGTAGGTGCAGTCAGGGCCACTTTCGTGTTCTCTATCAGCTTCCCGGTCTCGTCGAACTTTGGGGTGAGATATAAAAAACAAATGGCCGCAACGGCAGTAACAAAGTCTTTGCCACGGGCCGTTCCTGAGGCTACCGCTATCATGCGATGGTTCTGCACCGCTGACAATATCTCTCTCTGCTCGGGATCGAGGCTCACCTTCAAAACATCTTTGGCGAAGAGATTCCAATCATTCCTCCACTTGAGAAAGACATCAATATGCTCAGGGGCGATGACAGGTTTCTTCATTTAATAAACGTTGTCTCCATGCGGTGTGCTTGGTGCATTATTCGTTATTTTCGGGCCCTTTTTCTTTAATATCTTCAGACGCAATGGCATCCGGGTTAACGTTTTCTTTTGCCGTTGCCACCTTCATCAGGTCTAAGAAGGCATTCCCGGACACCTCCATCGTCTCCTTGGCCCGGCCATGCGCCCGGTCAATCATACGCTCGACAATCTCAAAGCCATGGCCCTTGCGTGTCATAGCGGAGGCTACTAATCGCATAAAGTATGGTAACTTCTTGTTATTCACCACCTTGACGATATCCTCTTCGTCGAGGTTCAGTAGGCTTTCATACGCGTCAACAACGTCGCGAGGCTTCACCGGCTTTATTCCCGCCTCTTTCATCTGATGCAGAACATCTGAGATCAATTTACGCGGGCGCCCAAACGGGTTCGCCGTCTCCCCCTTCTCTGCATTCACAATAACGCCGCCGTGCGGCTGAGGTATTCGCTTCATCTTCCCAATGTATTCCCAATGTTATTTAACATAATACAAAAAGTCTTCTCTCTCATTTTCAATCTATTGCAAGGTTCTATTTAACAATATACTTTCTCATTATAGCGGGAACCCATGCCTTTTACGTTTTATTCAGGTCAAAGTTACGATTTTAATTTGACTGTCTCAGTTCCTTCTTCGGGCTTCTTTGCGCCAATGGCGGTCAGGCTCTTGACGTACTCTTCATGCACTATAAGGAATGCGTCGAGGTCTCGAGAGAAATCCGAGAACTCATCGTTATAGTCAGCAATAAAGAGTCGCTTCTCCCGTTCAAACTCTTCGCGTGTCATTCCTCTTTCTTCTTGAATTTGTCACATATTCTCACAAAGCCCCATAGACCGCGGTCTTCAGCGAACGAGGATGGGGGCTCGTAATAAAGCTTCATGCCCTTCAGACACTTGGCCTTAGTGTATTTGTAGGCCTCGAGGTTGTACTTGGGCTCCTGAAAGTATTCACACCTCTCGCAGCATACCTTTGCGCCCTTAGTTTCCTTCTCTTTCATCTCTCTGTTAGTTTAATTACCAAAACGTTACTAATTCACTTTTGTAATTTGCGGTTAGTTTAAATGACTTCCCGCAACTGCACTTCACGGTTGTTTGGAAATAAAATTAATTGCTCATCTGCCGTAAATTGTTGCTTAATTCTCGGCAAAGACTCTGGATTTTCTGTCGCATTTATTTGCTTAATTTGCGAC